GATCATCCGCAAGCGTATTAATAACCCAATGCGGTTCGCGCAAGAATATGAACTCGAGTTCCTTTCTACTGGTCGGCCGGTATTTCCNACCGACNTGGTNAAGAANTGCCGGAAGAANATNTTGCANGTGGGNGANAAGGTNCGCGACGAAAACAAGACCGAATATACGGTGACCAAGGACGAGGATGGGTTCATTATGTATTTTCCGCCTCGTCCAGGGCGGATTTACGCGGTGGGCGCGGATGTGGCCGAAGGTGTGACCGGCGGCGACTTATCAGTTGCTGTCGTTTGGGATCGGGCGACCGGGGAAGAGGTTGGCTTTTGGCGCGGATACCTGCCTCCGGACCGCTTTGGGATGAAACTCAATAAGTGGGGGCGGCTTTACAATAACGCTTTGATGGTGGTGGAGATCAACAACCATGGTTTGACGACGGTCACGGCGCTCAAAAACCTACTTTATCCGCAAATGTACTTCCGGCAGGCAAATTATGACTCGATGGGAACCTCGTGGAGCGATCGACTTGGATGGCGTACAACAAAAATTACTAGACCATTAATGATTGATGACTTTCGTGACGCTTTGCAGGAAGGAAGTATTACGATTCATTCGGAATCGACGCTGGATGAGATGTTGACCTTTGTTTTTGACGATGGCGGCAATATGGTGGCCCAAAATTCATTTCATGATGACTGTATCTTTGCTTGTGCTATCGGATTTCAAGGATTTAAGGTTCTTTATGGCAGCAAGCTTGAGCAAATATCATATGAAGATTATTTGCCAACATCAACTCCTTATTAAATATGCCTAAAATATATAAAAGAAATTGTGATAATTGTGGAAATTATTATTGTGGTACAGGAAAAAATTTTTGTTCTCGTTTTTGTGCCACAAATTATCCCGAGAATAGGGAAAAGGCAAGAAAAAGAGTTGAGGGTATCTGCCCTAAAATAACAGATGAACAGAGGCAGAGGGGAAATTTGAAGCGTGTTGGGGCAAAAAGAACCAGTGAGGCAAGGAAGAAAATGTCTATTGCTCATCTTGGTAAAAGAGCTTCGGTAGAGACAAGAAAAAAGCAAAGTTTATCTCATCGAGGAGAAAGAACATGGTCATGGAGGGGAGGGATATCTCCATTAAATAAAATAATTCGTCATAGCGTCGAATATCGCCTATGGCGTGAAAATGTTTTTAAAAGAGATAATTATACTTGCACTATTTGTGGTCAACGGGGATGTAGATTGCAAGCCGATCATATAAAACCATTTTCCTTCTTCCCTGAATTGCGATTTAGTATAGAAAATGGACGGACTCTTTGCGAAGAATGTCATAAAAAGACTGAAACTTATGGAGCGAGGGCTTATCTCTGGATAAAAGAGAATGGATATCCGGTAATTAAGACTAGGACTGAGTTAATATAATAGTATTATGCAATCAAGAGCCTATAAAATGTATTCCCCCAGTGATTTCGGGAAATCTGAGATAGAGTTGCAGCGGCTTTTTCGTCTTCAATGCGATGACGCGAAAAATTTCTTTACGACGATCACTAAACCGCGGTTGGATCGCTCCTATAAGCTCTATATCGCGTACGGCGGTGATCGGCAGAAAGAGATAAAAAGCTGGCAGTCTAATGTTCAAATCCCATACGTTCAAGCGGCGGTAGAGACACTCGTTCCGCGGATTATTGACGCCCGGCCGGATTTTACCGTCTTGGGGCGCAATGCCGACGATCAGATGAAAGCGGAAAAGCAGCAGGAGTTGATGAGCTATTTCTGGGAAGTCGCGAACATGGATGCCACGAATGAGGACTTTGTTCGCTCAATCTTGATTTATGGTTTGGGCTTTTTGCAGGTCTCTTGGAAGCGGGATGTAAGAAAATTGAAATTTTTAAAGACACAAGACGTTTCAAGCCGGAAATATAAATGGGAAGAAAAGGAAAAAGCGTTTTTTGACGGTCCGATGTGCGAATGGATCGATAATTACAATCTGTGGTACGACTGGCACAATACGGAGCGGAAAAACAAGCAATATTGGTTTAAGCGCCTGGTTTTGACCGAAGCGCAGATTTTGCGCCGGTATCCTAATGCCGACAAGGAAAGACTGGAACTGGCGTTGGCGGCGCCCGGCGGCGATCTTACTGATTATGCGGCAATACGTCAGCAAGTAAGAACCACTAATTTATATACGACTAAGAGTTCCGTGGCACAAAGTCTTTCTTCCGTTGGCGCTGTTTATGGAACCGACAAATATTACAATTCCCAGGAAGATTTCATGAAGATGTATGAAGTCTTCGAATGGTGGCGTCCGTTTGATGACGCTTATTCGGTTATCGTCGGCGGCAGTTATGTGCCGATCTTTAAGGGCGGTTCAATGCCCAATCCGTTTGATTTTAAGGAGGCGCCGTTTATTGATGCGTCCTACTTAAGAATTCCGGGCGAGTTCGAGGGCTATGGTCTGCCGTTAATTTTGGAAAGTCCGCAGATCATGTTGAACTTGGTCAAAAACCAACGTCTGGATTCGGCAACCTTGTCGATCCACAAGATGTGGGTGGTTAACCCTCTGGCTAATATTAACAAAGATGAACTGGTGACCCGGCCGTTTGGAATTATTTATTCGATTGATCCTAATGGAGTGCGCGAGATTCAATTCAGCGACATCAAGGCGTCGGCCTACAAGGAAGAGGAGTTGCTCAAGAACGATATGCAGTATGCCTCGGGCGTGGACGATTTTTCCATGGGAGTAAATTCTGGTTCAAACTCGGCCACTGAAGTTCGCCATTTGCGTGAATCGACTTTGGAACGGGTGCGGATGTTTGTTAACCATTTGGGCGACGCCTATGCCGATGTTTTGTCGTTATTGGATGGATATGACCCGGCAGCTGTTCACCAAGGACATGACGATCCGGATCATTGGCGAGGATGGCAAGGAAATGTTCCCATTGATCCAGAGGGATGACCTTAAGGGCATGTATGATTATCGGGCGACAGTATTGCCGTCATTGGCCGGACAAGACGAGGTCAAAAAGAAGCAGGATATGGATTTGTTCCAATTGCTTATCAATTTGCCTTTTGTTGATCCGCAAAAGCTTACCAGCAAAGTTATCACCAGCTGGGGCTGGAATTTGGAGGGTATTTCGAAATTGGAAGGCGAAGGGGCGGCAGCTGATCCTAACGCAGCTCAAGATCCGAATGCTATGATTGCGCAGGCGATGGGCGGCCAACCGGGAGCGCCCGCGGCGCCAGATATGCTTGCCCAGGCCGGAGCGCAACAGCCAGTTCCTCAGGGAGGGGGAATCCCGCAAGGAATGGGCGGTCCGGGATATAGTGGATTAATTCCAAGGTCTTCGCTTCATAGTGTGGTAAAGCATTTGCGAAGTTCGGGAGAAAACTTCGGAAGCCAAAACCCATTTAGTGAACTTGCGTCTCCGGTTAATTTGTTGAACATGGGGGCGACACCTCCGACCGCGGCTGGAGTTACTCCTGACAGTAAAGCAGTGGATAAATTTGTTATTCCAAATATGTCAGGAGCCAATCGGGCATCGGGGAGCGGAGTGAATACAAATATTCCATTGAGACAGACTACGAGCACTCAGTCGGGAATTTTGAACAGGAGTTTTTCAATCCAGAGGTAGGCCATCGTTTTTGTGGCATCTTTTTGTGGTTTGTGAGTCCATTGTATTTTATGTCCCATTTTCTGTGGCATGATCGACAAGTATATTGGTAATCTTCTACATTGCGCGAATATTTATGATCTTTATTGGAGAGTTCTAATCTTTTTTCTTTATTGCATAATTCGCATTTGTCTGGCTTTATTTTTCGTAAACGAATCCAATTATGAATACCGGATAAAGAAATTTTTCCTTCTTTAAATTTCCAATGGTTTTTACCTCTTGTCGATTCAACGATGATTCCTTTATGGGCTTCACTGATTTTTTTTGCCCAAGTTATTTTTCTTCCTAATAATGCTTTTCTGATATTGGCTCGGTGCTCTGGGGAAAAATATTTCATGGTAGTCTGTTAGAATTAAATTATATAAAAATATTATCACAAATCGTTTTAATATTCAACGTTAATAATAAACAATTATGGAACCTAACACACAACAAGATCCTACCGGACACAAGAAAACATTGCTTCGCCATTTAATTGGCGTTGCAGTGGGGGGTACGGCGGGGAAGGGATTGCAAGAAGTTATCAGTGGGATTAAAACCGCTTTGAGTGCATATAAGAATTACTCCAAAGAATGGGATAATTTGCACGGGATTCAACAACCAAAACCAGCGCCAAAGAATCCCGCCGGTTCTAGTGGTCCGGGAATCCCAATATCCCCAACAACAGCAATATCAAAGATAAAAAATAAATCATTATGAAAAAAGAAAATGATACCCCAGTGGCACCAGACAAGTCGTCTTCAAATGTTAGGAATTATTTCAATAAGGAGATTGAGGAACGTATCTCTGAAATGAGTGTTAAACGAATGAGTGTCTTGGATGAAGGAACTCGTGGATTCAGTAGGCATGGATTGCAATTTTGAAATATACTGAAACTAGAATGACTCCGCTCGATGCTATTTTGCGGACAGCCGATCCAACAAAAAATGCCCATCAAATATCTTGGGCTCAGGGATGTATGGCGGGGTTATGCGATATTGAAAACTATGTTATCGATCTGAACTCTCCGGAAAAAACCGAAGAGCCAGCTCCAAATGTTAACACAAAACCGGAGGGAGTTATAATCTCCGGGAAGTAATTAATACAAATCAATGGCACAATGTTCAACTCCAATAACAACGACCACTTCCTCTGCCGATGGCCGGCTTAAGGATAGTGTCCGTTCTAAAAGTATGCGGATGAAAAACAAAAAATCCGATATGCTCAAAACCGCTGTCGGAAAAGTAAAAGTCGATGGTCGCGGGGGCTTTGGCGATGTTTTGAAGAAAATTACTCAGAATTCAGCTAATAGTGCCAAATCAATGGCGAAGTCGGTAGGAGATACCGTTCAAGCCATTGGAAAGGCAGTTCCTGATCCGATCGGGGCCGTAAAAAATAAGGTTAAAGAGATAATTGATAACCGGATGAATAAACAGAAGGAATGGTCGGATAAGCGCAACAAGCGTTATCGTGATTCATGGAGGTCGAGAATCCCTGGTAAAAAAAATATCGATGCGAATGGAGTTGTCCATCCTAATGAATCAGCATTCTAAAACATATGGCTAAACGTGAATTGTTTAAAAAGACATTGAAAAAACTTGTTAAGAAAAACGGCTGTGGTGGTCCGGGAATCATAAAAAGTAATTTTAATTCCGGACAGAAAAAACAATTGTCGGGCTTGGGAATAAAATTTTCTTCCGGCATTGGAGGAGGGGTAACTCGAACGATCATGAAGTCCGGTAAGAAAAGAAAATCTCTTGGCTTTTCCCCGAAAGGAGGTTCGGTAAAAAAGGCAAAAGTTAAGAGTATTGTCCTTAAAAGCCGAACGACTGGTAAGGTCACGAAGCTTCCAAGTCTTAAAACACGTAAACCAGTTTTCTCTTAGTAAAGGGGACTCTGATATCATTAACGATATAATATGAAAACTAAAACCAGCACCGCGGTTAATGTTCTCTCCGCGTTAAAAAATAGAACGAGTATCCCGGAGCCGAAGAAAGGCGTGAACCTCCTTAACATTGTCCAAAAACTTACCGAAAAGCGGGCAGGATTAATGGACACGCAGGTCGATGGGGGGAGCAAAGGAGATGAAAAAGCATCGAAGTAGATTAACAATTTTATTTTCAAACTAATATGAATACAAACATCGTACCTAACAGCGGGTCCGCTCCGGCGGGTAGCCCCAACGTTCCAGCCACAAACCCTAATCCAGGCGCACCAGCTGGGCAGACGCCTTCGACAGGAGGTGCAATTGATAAAGCCAAAGCTTACGACGAACTCGAGGCGCGACTCGGGACTCAAGGTAAGGAACTTGGTGAGTATCGTCAGTTTTTTCAGAATATCGCGCCCCTCCTAGACAAATTGGACCAGTCGCCAGAAATGGTGCAGGCCATTGTCGATGGGAAGCTCGATAAAGATATCGCGAAAGCAGTTTTAGAAGGTAGGGTGGACATTCGGGACGCCGCTGCCGTGCAAGCCGCCCATGACCAGGTGAAAACCAAAATGGGAGACAAGGCTTATGAAGCCGCGTCACCGGAAGCAATCGCTAAACTGGTTGAAGAAAAAGTTGATAAATTTCGTAAAGAATTCGAGGAAAAGTCCGAGTTGGGCAAATTCCAAGAATACACGCAAAAGTTTATTGACAACACTCCCGATTTTAAAGACTACGCCGATGAAGTCGATAAATGGCTCGATGAGCATGATGTGACCGATATTGAGGTCGCTTATTATGCAGTAAAGGGTCAGATGTCGGAAGCAGCGGCGAAAAAGGCGGCAGAAGCTGCCACGGCTGAACGGCAAAAAGAAATTCTTCTTAATGCTAGTGGCGGTGGACAAACAGCTCAATATGCCGCGGACGGATCCTCATTAGTAGATAAGCTCATTTCAGGACGGCCGAATCCAAATTCGTTCTTCCCGGGAGCATAATTAAACTCTAAACAAAACATATGGCAACTTTTCCTTATTACACCGAGCCTACTCATGATCAGGGCAAGGTGACTGCAGAATCGGGCAATGCAGCTCGCACAACTACAGTTTCGTCTGCTGAAGGCAGACTGATCGTGGATGCAGTCGATAAAATCTTTTTGCTTGAACCGAACAAACATCCTCTCGTTTCTTTGTTGACCAACGTTGGCAAGGTATGGGATGGCAAAGCTTGGACGGGCCAAGGCATGATGAAAGCGCCTACCGGCAACCCTGAATTCAAATGGTTCGAGGATGTCTACGGTGGACGTTATGCTCGTGCCTCTGCCGCCGCTCTCGTAGGCGATGGAACTATCTACGTGACTGGCGCTGGTTCATCTTCAGCTTATATCTTTACTGTCGGGGATGTGATTCGCATTGCCCGCACAGGAGAAAATTTGCTGGTAACCGCAATTGCAGGTGCTACTTCACTTACGGTAACTCGTGGCTTTGGTACGACTGCAGCGGCAGCGATCGCAGCTGGTGATGGTATCTTCATTGTCGGAAACGTTAATGAAGAAAATTCCGGGGCTCGCACTGTTAACACAACTCGTGCATCGGCGCAAACCAACTATACGCAGATCTTCAAGACTTCTATCGCGGTTTCGAACACTGAAAAGAGTTCTAACCTCTATGGTGGAAAGGATCTTCCGTATCAGCGGGGAAAGAAAGGAACCGAACATGCGTTGGACATCGAGAAGGCATTTTGGTTCGGACAGAAGAAATTAGACACGACTGGAACTCAGGGTCACGCTCGTCGGGCGACTGGAGGCATCGATGAATTCATCACCTCAGGATCGTCTTACGTGCAGAATCAAGGAGGTCCGTTGACTGCTCCAGACATGAACACCTTCCTTCGCGAAGCGTTCACTTATGGAAACAGTACTAAGTTGATGTTCGCTGGTGGAATTGTTTTGCAAGCAATTAATGAAATTGCTCGTGGACAGATCACTACCAAAACTGGTGTACACCACTTATGGTATTCGGATTTCTGAGTGGCAAACTCCGTTCGGTATTATAAATTTGGTTCATAATCCTTTGTTCGTTGAAGATTACGCTGGATCAGCTTATCTTTTGGACATGGAATGCTTCCGCTATCGGTATATGGAAGGACGGGATACTAAACTTGAAACCAATATCCAAGCTCCTGATGTCGATGGTGAAGTCGATCAGTACATCACCGAGGCCGGTTTGGAACGCAAACAAGCTCCTCGCCACGCGATTTTGAAGGGTGTAAGCGCCTAACAATTCCTGATAGGGTTGTAACCTATCTAGTCCTACGGGGGCTTGGGACGAAAAAATCAAGCCCCCGCCCCGTAAGGGCCCCGACGGATTCTCCGGGTCATGAGAATTCTGTAACTAATAACAAAACAAACTTATGGCATCTCTAGATTCAGCATTATTGAAACAAGCCCTTCAGAAGGGGATTATCCGCCGGGTAGCTAATGACGGGGCAGTAGGCCTTCGCCTTCGCTACAAAGGTACTGGCACCGTGACTTCAGTCGCGGCTACTCAAGCGACAAGCGTTGTCTTGACAACCAGTGATGGTGGAACTGATACGTATTTGTTCTCGGCTTATTCGACATTGGGCGCTTTGGCCGATGCGATTAACGCTGATGGTATTTTCGAAGCCAAAGTCATGGATGCACTTCGCAGTGAAAATCCTGATGATTTCTTTGTGACTACTGCTAGCCAAACTGCCACGACCGACGACAATGGTGTAGTTTGCTACGACCTAGCAATCGATACCAACGTAGCGGCGACTTTCTCCTGCGTTTTGTCACCGAGCGTGAATTTCGATTCTCCTAAAAGGACATCGGGTTCATTTGCAACAAATCGATTATCTTTTGGACAACACCCCCGCAGCCGACACTTTGTACGATTTATCAACGCAAGGGAACGGTAGAAAACATTGCTTTATTCCGCAACCAACGTTGACACTACAGCGACATCTGTCACTTTCGCTTCTGGTCAGGCCAAAATTACTGCCGATTGGGACGCCGAATTGGTGATCTCCTTCGATGGTACTGTCGATAACTATGCGACTGGATATATCCAGGCGATGGGTATCTACGAATAGTATTTCCCTAAGCATTGCCCGGGGGGCCTTAAAAGCCCCCCGGTTAAGGATTAACAGGGTCAACCCCTAATAATGTATAAATAAAAAACATGAAATTTATATCCAAAAGTTCTAATTTGTTGATAGTTCTTCGTGCTGGATTACCGGCACAACCAGTAACCGGTACTCCTGCCAGGCCAGCAATTTCTGTTCGTTTCAAGGATGGTCTTGCTGATGTTCCGGATGGAGAATTGACTGATATGATGTTGAGACATCCCGGGTTTGAAAGTGATTTTATTTCAGCCGGAGATGTAGGAATGGCTGATCCATATGCATATATGCGTCAGGCGAATGAACCTCAGCATCAGATCACTGAAATGAAGTTTGGAACTCCGGTAGGCAGGAAGGTTTCTGGAGGGACTCCGGCGCTTTCGCCTGAAATGAGGAAAATGATCCAAGATATGGCTACTTCTTTAGCTAAAGAAATGTTGCCAGCAATGGTTGAAGCGACCTTGAAATCAATTGTTGCAACTCGCCAAAATAATGAGCCAGAGGTGTTGGATCAAACGACTTCTGAGGATAAAAACTCACAAGAGGTAAGCGGCGTTAAAACTACCAAAAAAGCGGCGATTAAAAAAGAAAAACCAGCGAAAGAAGACGNAAAATCCACTGANGATGCTCCAGAAAAAGGAGNAATCTAGCGTCGAGTCGGNCGTAAGTGGATCGGGAGTACTCTGGTATTATGNAAGAGTAACTAAAAAAACATTTATGTCCGATACTACCATGCTTTTACTATGACCCNCTNCGNTCGGGGTATGANGCCAANCTTTGGAGAACATTGGTAGGCGCTCCTGCTGCGATCGGCGCTGGACGTTTAAAGGTTGATTCGGGCGCAATTGTTGGCTATGGAGACATCACGAAGGGTGATATTA